ACCTCTTCGGTCTTGCCGAGGTTGTAGTCCATCGGTTTCTTACATGCACCGCATCGTTCAAGGTAGCAGAAGTGGAGCATGCCGCAGAAGCGGCAACGCGTACCTGCGCCAATGTTGACAATATCGCGAATGTTGCGTGTCTTCATGTTTTGGCGCTTTACAACACCCTTCAATTTGTCACGCTCGTCAGTCTTGACCATAGACTCTTCAGCCTTACGCCAGCCTTGTTTTTCGAGGCGTTTCAGTTCATTCAAGTCCATGTCGCTCACCTTCAAGCGGTGACTACTACGACATAGAGGTTTCCTTGCATGATGTACGAAGTCACACCTTCAATGGCTTTACCACTGGTGTAATCGTCAAGTACCTTCTGCACTCCACCAGCAACTGACGCGCCTGTTTCACAAGCCTCGTTGGGTGTAAATTCAAACACTTTGGTATCGGACAAGGTGAATCACCTCATCGCTTGCCGAGAATCCACCAGCGACCGTTTTGACCTGTGTGAGCAGTGCTCGCCGCTCCGAGGTTGCCGTTTCCGAAAACAACATACTTGTTGGTTTCGTCAACGCTGACAGTAAGAGTTCCGTCAGTCAAAGTCACAGCGCCTGTGTTTGGTCCTAACTTCTGCAATTCATCGTTATCAGCAAGTGGACCCAAAAGACCACCACCGCAAGTAATTGATGTTGCACCGCCGATTGCAGTGATAACACCAACACGAAGACCACCAGCGTAAAGCGTTTCGCCTATATTGAAATGTAGCCGAGCGTCCACTGTGTTAACTGTTAGTGCGCCTGCGTATCCAACATCGCGAGGTGTTGCATCGTTAATCAGCACGCCTGTATTGTAAAGACTGGTAACATGTCCGCCTGCCGCGAAGACTTCGCTGAGTGTGTCACCGTAGTAAACATCGGTTCCACCGTCTGTAAAAGTCCCCACAAGCATGTGCATGTCGCCCATGATATGTTCGCGTATGTTTCCTGTATGTCCTGCCGCCATCATTCATCACTCTCTGTTGTTGTTTGTGCTTCTTCCGCCTCATTATTAGATTCTTCGGTAGGAGCGAGGGATTCGTTCACCTTCGCGAGTAGCGTCTTCTTTGTGCTCGTAGCGCGATAAGAGATTTCCTTCTCGTCAAGCCAAGCCATAATGTCGCCTTTCGTCCAAGTGTTATCGGGTGAGCCGCCTTTGAGAGCAACCTCATCCACATCGTATCCTTCAATCACGAAGTCATTTCCGCCGAAGATTTCGCCCTTATTGGACTCTAACCATTCTGCGGTAACTTCGCGTGCTTCACCCCAAGTCCACCATCCAAGACGACCCATGTTCGCACCTGTGCGAAGTCGCCCTTTGTAGGTAATTGTAGGCAAAAGAAACACCTCACTGCAAGTCACGGATAGAGCCGCTTGCACCGAAGAAGGAACACCATGTTTCGCCCATCGTTCGGTAAAGACCTTCTTGACCGAGACGGTTGATTGCGAATGGGTCGCCGGTTTCGATACCACTTTCAAAGTATTGAGTCGGGATAGCCGTTTGGAACCACAAGTAATCAGTGTCAAGGTAATACATTCTTGAGATAGAGCCGGAGCCGTCAGTAGGCATATCCTTAGTAGGAATCATTGGCACACCGTTGTATGTTGCGACGATAAATCCAGCCTCAAGACCGGGAACACCCTTCACACCATTGTAGGTAGGAGTCACGCGCTTGCTGTCCATGAATCGTTGTTGGGATTGCAGGAGTTGCTGAACGCGCATCAAAGTGTCGTAGCCTGTAAGCATGACCTTTGGATTTCCACCACGGGTCCAAAGTTGTTGGAACAATCCATCAAGTTGATTGAGGGATAGGTTGCGGTTGGTTGAACTCGATGAGGAAACATCAACTTCCGCGCTGTGGAAGTCTGCGCTTCCGTCGCGAGTAATGGAGTAAATGTCGTGGTCAGTGGTAGCGCTTACATGGCCTGTTCCTGTGGTCATTTTATCCGGGTCGGAGGTAAGTCGGTCAAGAGATTGGAGGTTGTTTCCAGCAGGTGTGTCAACATCAACAAGAAGCATCTTGTTAATCATTTCAGCGTGGTGCTTACCCATTTCTTCCTTGAGCACTTGACGAGCGTCGCCAAGTCCATCGTCCTTGTCGGACAAGAACATTGCGACTTCGGAGAGGTCGAAGGTGTGAGCAATGGTCCGTGGTTTGGTGGACACATTCTCAAAGGTCGGTTTCTTGGTTTCCGGTAGTGTTCCGTTCTCGGCGATACCACCAGTCACGCCACTTTCAGCGCGAGCGGTAAGAATACGCCATCCACTGCGCTCCCACGGCTTCTTAGGAAGAATAGAGAAGGCATTGAACTCTTGGTTCAATTGTGACCAAACCTTTCGTCCATAGATTGCTTGGTAGGTTCCTGCGGTAGTGGACAACAAAGGCGCGTCTGCCTTGAGAATGTCACCTGCTCCGTAGGTGTAGCCGGTTTGAGAAGCGCCACCGTAGTAGTATCGCTCCATGTCTTGAACTGTTCGTACATAATTTCTTGCCATCAGTAATCGCCTCCTGTCAACGCTTTGTCGGCAAGTCGGTGAACATCGTTCCACGACAAATCGGCCATCTCAGCGGTGTTAGGAATGGTAACGGTTGCGGTGCTTGCTGACTTAGCAAGCATGGAGCCGCCGGTTGAAGAAACATTGTCAATGCGGTCATTGAGAGCAAGGACAGCCTTCTGCAATTCAACCAAAGGTGCGCGAGAATCAAATTGAGACTTTGCGATTGCATCAGCCTCTGCCTTTTGCTCTTTGAGGAATCGCTCTGTGAAGTGGTTGTTCAAATCAGCCTTGAAGTTCTGCTCAGTAGCCGCGGCCTTGAAGACCTCGTAAGCAGATTCAATCTCGGATTGAGAGACATTGTTAGGAGCAAGATACTGGCTCTTAATGACAGTCTTGTTTCCAGTTGGTGCGGAACCGAAGTTCTGCTGTGGTCGCTTGCCGGAATCATCTTCGCCAGCGCCTTCAAGTGAACCTTGTCCTCGATGGTCGTAGCCCGATTCGCCCGGTCCGTATCCCTTGTTGAAGTGGTCGCGTGCGGCATTCGGGTCATAGCCCGCGCTTTTCACAGTTGACTCAAGCCATACCAAGTAGTCGCTCGTAATCATATCATTTCCTTTGCTCATCTTTTCATCATCCTCTTTGTCTTTCTCGTCATCATCGGAGTATGCCATGCTTTCTTCATCTTCGTCGTCTTCGGGTTCATCTTCGTCGTCTCCGAACATAGGCGGCTTTGGCTTTTCTTTTTTAGGCTTCATCAAATCTTCGATGCCCTTGTCTTTCTCTTCCTTGTCTTCTTCCTTATCGTCTAATTTCTTAGAAAGACGCTCAAGGACGCTTTGCAGTTCTGTCATCGTATTGGTCATATTCTCACCTGTATCCTCCTTAAGAATACGAAATTGCGCTTCGGGGTTGATACCCTTCTCGCAAATCGTCACTTCGTGGAGTTCCATGCGACGGATTTCGCGGTAGTCACCGCGGGTTTGGTCGCTCTTGTTGACGCGCTCAAATGCTTGACCACCGATAGAGAACGAGCGCAGGTTCCCTTTGCGGATTTCGGAAGCCACTTCGCGTGCCTTCTCAATGTCTCCACGGAGTTTGATAACGACAAACATACCCGTATCATCAACTTCCGACTTCCATAGTCGTCCGTTGGAGTCTGTGTAGGAAGGAATGACCGTACCTACTTGAATGTTGGAGTGCGCGAGTTGCACATTGCGGAATCCTTCTGCTTTCATGAATCCGCCAAACGCTTCTTTCAATGCTGAGCGTGTGATAAGGTCGCCTTGCTTGTCAACCATTTCAACGGAAGCGTAGCCTGCAACAACCAAGTCGTTCCCCATGCCCTTCAAGATGATGG